GTCGATGCATTACCCTCGCCATCTGGCATGCCAAACGGAAACACGAACAGCGGATGCTTGCCGCGCTGCTGCTCGATTACCGACTTGGCCACGTCGTTCAGCACCACCAAGCGCTCGTCCCGGTTCTTCACGCCGGCTTTCTCGCTTCGGCCGCCAAACCCCGCAGGGATCAGGAACACACTCGTTCCCAGTTCCGGTACCGCGATTTCCCAATCCCACTGCAGCTTGCACACTTCCTGCTCACGGCAGCCGGTGTTGACCTTGAACATCGCCATGGTCTGGAGATGTGACGGCAGCTCGGCGAACAGAATCGATTGCTCTTCCCATGACAAAGGGTAGGGCTTGCGACAGTTCGTCTTCTCATCGAGCAGCGAGATCATCGGCACCACGTCAAGCCACGGCCGCCGCTCCTCATCCCGCCACTTCCTGGCACACAAATTCAGAACCCTGATAACGCGTTGCAGCGCGATGTTCACAGTTCGGTTCGTGACCGGCTTGCCGTTTTCCGGTTCCAGCTTGGATCGGATGTAGGGAGCCAGCGCATCGTCGTCGACGTGGGTGACCGGCAGATGCCCGATAAACGGGTCGAGCTGTGCCATGTAAGTGGCTGATATATGGATTGATGGCTGATTCTTCACTTCCAGCAGGAAGCGTATCGACGCCTCCCGCCAGGTGCGGACCTGCCGAACGCCGTACACTTTGCGCTGGCGAAGCTTCTCCAGCAGGTGGATCAGGTACTGCTCGGCTTCCGCCCGGTCACTAGTTCCAGTACTTTCTTGAATTCGCTCTCCTCGGTATTTCTTGTCGATTTTCCAGATGCCGCTCGGCATTTTCTGGAGGCCGGTGATTGCCTTTTGGGCCATGGTGTTACTCCTGTGGCGTCGCCATGGCGCTCGCTGCGAGGCCGATTGTTGTCCTGATTGACCGCCTTTTCAATCGCCTTGCTCTCGACGTAAGCATCTGCCCACGCATCCAGCTCCAAGCGATCGAACCCGACACCCTGTTTCCCGATTGGGAATTCCCGCACGTTCGGGCGCACGGTCTTGTTGAATTCATCCCGGCACATGCCGAGATACCCGTAGGCCTCACCTGCCCGGATGAACCGGGGCAGGATCGGCGCTGCCAGGGATGCACTTTTAGTTGCCATAGGCATAGCTCCGCCCTCCGTTGATCGGGGGCATAGGTAAAGGTGGTTTCTGGTCGGCAAAGCGGTGCAATTGTCCGCAGTGGCAGTGAACTAGGTGTAAAGTTTATGTACTGATGATTTGTCATTGAGCACGAAGCTCAGCGACTTCCTATTCGGCCAGCCGGAGACGGTGCGGTCTACAGATGCGGAAGGAGTAGAAGTTCATGGAAGTGATCAAAACCGTAAACCGAGTGATCGGCCGAAATGGAATCGAGTTGGGCTATGTGGACGAGCACGGACTTGTCTGGTCCAACAATGCCGTGGTGTTCAGGATTGTTCGAGGCTCAGTTTACTCGGCGCATGATCAGTATCTCGGCAGGCTCGTGGGAGGTATGGGAGTTACGAACCGGGGCCAAATCCTCTTTAGCGTGGAAGGCATCATTCCCTGGAGTTGAGTGCGTGCATCACTGGATGATGTCCGACGAGTGCCACGGTCCTGCTACTGGCATAGTGCCCTCGTGTGGGCTATACCTGAGAAAACTAGTCAGTTTCAGAGCATTGCTATGTTTCGGAATTCCCCAGTGATGTCTGCTGCCTACCGGGGCATACACGTAGAGTTGCGTTTGCTGCACGTTCCTGATGGCATTCTCAGTGAGCTAAGGCTTTTTGATACCAGACGGTGTGAATCCAAACTGATCCTGTGCCGGAGATTCAGATTTGTGGACCCTGATGAAGCTGTTCAAGCATTGGCTGCAGAGTGCTGCGCGTACATAGACCAATTGACCGATCGGGATTCAGCATGTGCCAGCTCTTACGACCGTTCGCTGCCGCTTCCGCTAGGTCAGGGCTCCAGTCGCCTGAACTCAACCACCCAAACCCATGGGTTGGCTTCCCAACTGCCAATACCGTTGATGGACTCCCATAGCTCTCGCCATGCCGACGGATACCAGTCACGGTAATTGGGCGATACGTCATCGCTGGCTAGTTCGGGCGGACATACAAGACCTTCGGCTCGGATGTCGCTGCGGCTGATGTCCTGCAGGCGCTCGACTCTTACGCCGGTGATCTCCAGCAGGATGCGGCTGGCGGCGCGCGGCATGTGAATCGATGGCTTCCACTTGATGCCGTACTCTTTGCGCGCCTCGTCAGCGTACGAGCCTGGCGCGCAATCAGCTGCATAGGCGTAACGCTGTATCTGGCCGTTCGGATCTGGCCGGTGCTCGACGCCAGTGCCGCGCAGGTCGGTGAACGTCTCGCGCAGCCATAGCCGGTCGCCGGGCTGGCCGTATGGGCAAAGGTCAGCGTTTCCCGGCAGGGTCAGAAACGACGGCTCAAAGCCAGCGGCCAAGCAATCCAGCGCTGCCTGCTTCTTCACCTGTCGTCGAGTGACTGTCTTCTGACCTGCCAAGATGGCGCGCACCATCGGGGCCGAGAAAAGGATCGGACGTTCCTTTATTTCACTCATATCTATTCCTTCGCGCGCTGCGCATAGAGGGCCTGACGCTTCTTCGAGCAGGCCCGGTGGTTTCCGTGGGAGCGGTGGCGGGTGCAGAACTGGCATGATCCCGAGAGTTCCAGGCGCAGACGCGGTGCGCCCGGCCCTTTGATTTCGGCTGTACGGCGGAGGGCGGTCATGCTGCAGCCGCCCGTTCTGCCTCAATGCGCCATGGATCGTTCGCCCGGGCGAGTGCTGCCATGGGTGGCGGGCTGACGCTGTTCCCGCACATGTGTACCTGCTGGGTCTTCGTGAACGGCATTCCGTCAGCGCCATGCGTGATGACGTAGTCGGCGGGGAAGCCTTGAGCCTTGTATAGCTCATGCGGTTTGAGCATCCGCAGGCAGATGTCGACGATCACATAGGGCGCGCCCTTGACCATGACAGTTACCAGGGCCAGTCGGTCCTTGGTGGTGATTGTCGGGGCCGGCTCACCCGCACCGCTCACGTTCTCGGTGCCGTAGTAGCTGATCATGAACGCGGCCACACGCAGGGCTCCTTGTTCGTGCTCGGGCGACAGCTTCAGGCTGAGCAAAGAACTCTTGCCGCCGCCGCCTGCCGTGATGGTCGGCGCTGGCTCGTCCAGGTTCTGCCCGACACTGGCACCGAACTGGCGCTCCATGAACGCAGTGACCAAGCCATGGTGCTGACCGCCGGCGCTGATGGTATGTAGAGGGTCCGCCACATCGCGCGCATCACAGTTGCCACGCAGGTGAACCAGGTTCGCCGTTACCAACTGCTGCTGACTGCCGGTGTTGGTCACAGTCGTCATAGGCTCGTCCATCCCTTTCGCGTGTGTAGCGTTGAAGCCGCCATTCATCTGAGCCATGACCAGCGTGGAGACGCCCATAGCATGGGCGGCGCCGGCTGGACGTTGGTAATTTCCGCCGCTAGTGATGGTCGGTAGCGGTTCGTCGAGCGGCTTGCCCGCGTCATCGAATCGAAACTTCACAAGATGGGCCGTACACAGGCCATATTTTCCGCCTGACGCCATTATTGTTCCGAGCGGTTGGGCCATGTCTGCCGACCTTGGCGCAGCGCCAGGCTTGTCTCCGTTGCCAAGCTGCACCAAATTGGCGGTGGCAAGCGTCAGCTCGCCGCGGTTGGCGCAGGTAACGGTGGGAAGCGGCTCCATCGGATCGTTAATCCGGTCGCTGCCCTGATGCGTGGCAGGTGCAATGACCGGGCTGACGACCGAGAAGGCGCCTCCCTTCGGATACGAGGTAACAGTGCGCAGCGGCTCATGTGCAGACTGCACTGCTTCACCTGACCAGTTGGCGATCGGGACGATGAAGGGGGCAGGGTTGTCGATGACAAACTTCTTCATGCCCTTGGCGACCCGGCGCAGCGTGGCAGGTGCCAGCTCCTTCTTGCGGCCGAAGATGCTCTTGCCCAGATCGCTGAAATCGATGCATTCCGCCGCAGTGCGCCAGGGCTTCTGGCCCTTGGTTGGATTCTTCGCATGGGTAGGCTCGGGCCAGACAATCGGCTGGCCATCGCAACGAGCGATCATGAACAGGCGCTCCCGACTGGTCGGCGCGCCGAAGTCGCAGGCTCTGATCACTCGCCATTCGACGTCGTAGCCCAGGCGCTGCAGCTCGGCCACGAACACCGCCCATGTATGGCCGCGGCGCTTCTGATCGGGAACCAGAAACTGCTGACCAACTGGCACGACCTCACCAGGTGCAGCGATCCCGCCGCCGAGCTTTACGACTCGGCCTGTCGCCCTGCAGCGCTTCGCTACCAGCGGACCCCATTGCAGGATCTGCTTCACGTTCTCCAGGCTGATCACCCGGGGCTTCTTCTTGCCGGCCCACTTCAGACCGATCCACGACAGGTTCCGAATCTCGCGCTTGCGCGGCTGGCCGCCGGCGGCCTGGCTGTGATGCGTGCAGTCCGGCGACATGTGGAACCAGCCCACGGCCCGACCGCCGCATTCCTCATCCGGATCGCCGTCGAACACGTCGGTTGTGAAGTGCCTGGCGTGGGGGTGGTTGACGGTGTGCATGCTGATTGCAGCAGGGCTGTGGTTCTTTGCCACGTTCACGGTGCGACCGAGGCCCATTTCCAACCCAGTACCGGCACCGCCGCCACCGCAGAAGAAGTCCACGACGATCTCATCGTCTTGCGGATTGAAGCCAAGGCCGTACTGCGTCTTGAAGTCGAAGGGGTTTTTCTTCTGTTGAGCGGGCATAGAAACTCCAGGCAGCCGCGGTCGCCGCCGGGCTGGCGTGATTCGTGGATGAAATAACGTTAGAGTTGACGCTCACTTAAGGAGCGATTTGAATGAGCCAAGAACGAACTGTCGCGCTAGAGATGGCACTGAAAGCCGTATTTGCGACTGCACGCGATATGGGAGTGCCATTTCAGCACCTGTCGGATGCGACCATTGACAGGCTTTCGCGCTATCGGGCGCAGGATGCAGTTCACGTTCCTATTGCTATCCACGAAATGCAGCTTTTGACTGATGTCTTCAGGCAGCAAGCTCGGTGACAGCATTACTGGGCGGCCGCCGCGCCGTCGTACATCAGACAGCTGCGGTTGTTGCCGGGCTGGCGTGACTGAAAAAGCAATGGTCTACACTCAGCTAGTCGTCGTTGGGGAAGCCGTTATGAGTGATGAAAGAGAAGTCGCGCTTTCGATGGCGCTGAAAGCTGTACTAGTGGCTGCGCGCCGCCAAGGCCTGGCGTTGAGCGATCTGTCGGATGCGGCCGTTGATGTGCTGGCGCAGTTCCGGTCTTCAGAATCTAGGCTTGTACCAGTAGCCATCGCTGAAATTGAGCTGGCTGTAGATGTACTGAAAGAGTGACTAGCGTTCAATGTAATAGGTGATGGCGTGGTTATGCGGCTTTACGGGCGCGCCATTCTTCGCACTTACGCGCTTCGTCCGCTTCCTTCTGCCGTGTCCTGGCTGCATCCAGCCGAGCATGAGCAATCAGGCGATTGCCTGGTCGGGCTCGGCGATAAGCTCGGCCAGCATGTGCGAGTAGCGAAGCTTTCTCCGCCTCCCAATCTGCATGCTCTGGCGTGCCGTCTATAGGCCGTGGCGTCTGACAGTCCAGCCGGCAAAGCTCATCTGTGTACAGGATCTCGCTCCAGAGCATATCTGTGTACACGCGGTACACCGAGCGGTAGTCAGTGCCTTCGCCCCAGTAGTCAGCTTCACCCCCGATGCTTGGCATCCGGTTCACGCGCACTCTGCATTCCCGGTTGAACCGAATTTGCTTGGGGGTAAGCGGTTCGCCCCATCCGCTTTTCGCGTGCCGGTAATACTCGTCGTCGATCCACACCGATTCGAATACCCGGGTGCCATCAAAGATCGCCACCAGGCGCTTGCTCAATTTCTTCTCGATGCGTGGCTTCATGGCAATCTCCATTGCATGCGCCGCCCTCCGATACCGGATGGTGGCAAATTGGTTTGGGATGGGGTATTACGGGTGACCGGCATGGGGCCGGATCAAAGGAGTGAACGATGTCTGATCGTGATAGCGCCCAGAAAACCAAAGAACTGTTTGAGCTGCTTGGCCAAGCGCTTGATGCTCGAACGAAGCATATTTTGGAAAATGAGCCGGAAGATGAAGGCTACTATCCGACGCTAAAGGCACTCGACCAGGAAATGTGGAGTGCTCATTCCCGCTGGCAGGAATCTGTTCTCAGCAGTTGATGTGGCCGGGAGGCAGAACCTCATCCCCCGGATCCTGCTGAATCATCAGCATGCTCTTGCGGTGAAACTCTAGCGCCACAACTTGCGAGACCTGCACTTTGTGGCGCGGAACCTCAAGCATCGGCAGCGCGCCGCTTGGCCCCAGCCCATGCAGATGATGAATCATCAGCGTCAGCGCCTCGCCCTGTTCCTCGATGTCAGCCCACTGCATCAGCTCGGCCAGCGCCTGCTTCGTGCCTGGGCGAACCCGCAGCCGTAACTCTTGCTCGCCTGCCTTCTGCCGCTTGAGCGCTGTCCGCTCGTCCCGCTGTTTCTGGGTCATGGCCATGTCAGCCGCTCCACCTGGTTCTGCGTAAAACAATGTCGCGGACGGTAGACGTGCCGCATTTGAAGATTTCGGCCAGATAGCCGTAACCGACGCCACCGCTGTCGTAGATCGAGCGCATTTCAGCGACCTGTTCAGTCGTGAGCCTTGAACGGTGATGGCTGGCCCCGCATCGGTGGTTGGTGTGATTTCGGGTTATCGCAGCTGCTTGCATGGTGGATACCACTTGCTGGGATGTGGAGGTGTTCGGCCCGCCGCCGTGTGCGGACCCGGTTGTTGATGCGCCTCACAACCTTTGTTCCGGGGTAGCGCGGCTGCTGCTGGGGTAGCTGATGCCGTATTTTTCTACGATGCGCCGGATGGTCGTTCGGCTAATGCCGGTGCGCTTCTCAGCCTGGTAATGACTCACGCCGAGGTCACGCATGGACTTGATGCGATCAAGCAAGCGCAGGTCTTCCAGTTCGTCGGTATAGGCGCGATGGTCGGCTCCGTTGTAGCGCGGTTTGCGTGCAAGCGGCTCCTTCCTCAGCGGCTTGGCCGCGATGCTGAACGACCCAAGGTCCCGGATCTGGCCACCGGACCGCTCAAACTCGGCCATGGCCGCGGCCAGGCGGGCTGACTCGGCGCGGTTGTGCTGGATGCTGCTGAGTTCGAGACTGATCATGCTGCTTTATTCCTCAGCGTCTGCTCGTAACCGTCGACCAGCAGCTTGAACTGCCAGAGGTCTTCTTCGAGCTTTTCGATGTAGTCGTCGTCGCGCTTGAACTCGCGCCACCAGAGTTGCCGGCCGACCGCCTCAAGGGCAGGGCAGTACATGCCGACGTGCCAGAACTTGCGACCGGTGATCCACATGCAGCCCTGCACCTGGTCCATGATCCCGCTGGCATCGTTGTCGATGTGGAAGGCGCGGAGCTTTTCCGGGGCAAGGAAACATTTGTACTCCGAGCCGCCGTCCTCGCCGATCAGCCCGTCCGCGCTGGCACCAAAAGCGCCGTCGTCGGTGGTGACGAACCCGGCGCGCTGAACTAGCAGCCCGGTCTGTATCTCGTGCTCCATTCGGGCTTGCGGCTCAAGCTCATGGCCACGCCGCATTTGCCAAGTTTCAAACCCACCATCCAAAGGCGTGCCACTGATCCGCTCCACGGCCAGACTGAACGCGTAGTCGAGGGCGGCTGCAGTCGGGGTGCCTTTCTTGGGGCCAGACTTGAGCAGAGCGCGCGCTGTCTCGAACATGCTTGCCGTGATGCATCCGGCGCGTGCCTTGTGCCATTCGGCGCTGCCTTGTTCGCACTCAATGAGGATCATTGGTCCGCCTCCAGCGCCTTGCCGCGCTCAGCCACGGCGGCCTTCACCTTCTCGTAACCAGCGGTGTCGCCGGCGGCCTTGAGAACTTTGACTGCCGCCTGCCATACCTTCTTAAGCTCTTCAGCTGCCTGCGCCTGGCCTACGCGTTCCAGAATGTCGATGACCACCTGGTCGCGAAGGTTCTCGTTCGCCGCTGCGCCCGTGCCGTCGTCATCCCGAGTCTCACCGGTGGTGATGTTCAGCAGTGCGCACATCACATAGCGCTTGCCGTAAGTGGTGGACGATCCGACCGCTTGCACATCGTTGCGGCCCGGCCCCTTGTCCAGCGGCAGGAACATGGTGGTTTGCTCGCGGTGCCCGGCGCTGTGCATCAGGATGCCGGTCACGTTGATTCCGGCCGCAGCCTGATCAACCTTGAACGTCACCGCGAAGCCATGCCGCTGCATGATCGGCTTCAACGTGTGGTTGATGTCGTCCAGAGTGGCGTAGGAGTTCTTGGTGTGCAGATTGACCGCGCCTTCGTACACAGTCGGAATCTCGCACTGCATCTGCGCCATGGCGGCGTTGAAGGCCTGTTCCGCGGCTTTGTCCTGCATGCGCTCATGCATTGCCAGCAGGCGCTCCATCTTCTCGATGTCGCACGTCGGGTCGGCTGCAGCACGGCTGATGACTGCCATGATGCTGTTGTCAGGGGAGATCGGAGTCACGACCTGGCGGCGCTGCTCCGGCATGATGATTTCGGTAGACATGAGTGCTCCTTGCGCTATGCCGTTACCGGGGCGCTGCGATTGAATGGGGGAATTAATGCGGGACGCTGGCTTTAGCGAGCGTTAGTAAAATCTGGTCGTGCGCTTTGATTGCGCAGACTGTTGAGCCGAGGAGGTGGCTCAGGTGCAGCTCAGTGGCGAATGCGGACTTCGATGCTTCGCCCCAGCATGGTCGCTGCTAGTGGCAAGGGGAGATCGCACACGCGCATGTCTCGAGGCCTCCCGATAACTTCATTGAAGGGAAGGCCGAACCCAATGATTGGGCAAGGAAGCTCGAGACGATCGAGCTGCTTTTCGGGCGAGGAATTACGTTGGGCATTATTCATGTCGATATCCTCGGCCGGTGAGCTATGGCTCTTTTAGCCTCTTACAACAGAGTATGAATTCATGTGGGTATAGCGTTGCTATCGGCCAGAGCAGTGATTTGTTTAAACAGCAACTTCTGGGGTAGGAGCGGGTAAAGGGACTTGATAGCGAAGAAGCCAGATACCCGGGGCGACCCAGCCATAACGTGCTGGGTTGCCGGAGAAGCCTTGGCGGCGCGCCAGTCGAATCGCGATTTCACGTGTTTTGCCGGCGAACTCCACTTCTTCCAGCTGCTCATCAATCAGGGATTTGACGACGGGGGTGGTCATGCTGCTGCCCTCGGCCGATTCTGCAAAGCCCGGTTCAGGCGGTCGCAGTAGTGGTTGAATTCCGCGACCGTAATGGCCGCATTCATGAAGTGCTGGGTGATCTGCTTATGAACCAGCACCTCGTTGAGCGCTGGGCAGTCCGGATCGGAAAGCCCTTCAAGCGCAACGTCGATGAGGATGTGCGGACTCACAGCTCCGCGTCCTCTGCCTGCGCAATCATCCCGTCCCGCGCCAGCGGCTTGAGCAGGCGCACCGCGATCTGGCGCAGCGCCTCGTCTGGATCGGCACTGTTCAGGGCCTCACCGGCTGCGCTGGAGGCTTCGGACGATGCCTTGCGGCGTGCCGAAAGGATCAGCCGGCCGAACACCGAATTGCTCATGCCCGAGCCTGACAGCTGCTCAAACACGAACTCGTCGACCGCAACGGCGAACTGCTCTTGAGTCACGCCCTGTACCGCATGCAACCGGCGCTTGAAGGTCACGTCGCCGCCGAGCATCAGCTGCTCAACGCCATTCTCGATCCACTGGTGTTCCGCCGCGTCGCACAGGTCGACCGGGAGGCGGTTGTCATACTCAAACTGGGCAATGCGTAGTGCGGCGTTCATAGTCGCCTCCAGGGCGTAAACCGCATTGGTCAGATGCCAGGCACGGGTGACCAGACCCAGCGTGAATAGCGCTGACCTGGCACCTGCCGATGCGGTCGTGATGGGTTGATATAGCGAAGTGGACGAATTTTCAAAGCAGCGGACAAGTGGCTAACTGCCATCAATTTCGGCGTAATATAATTGAGCCTCTTTCAACCTCTCGACGAGTCATCGAAATGGATCTCTGTGGGCTATGTGAGCAGTTGGTCAAGTCAGCGGATTTAGATGTAGAAGCGCTAGATACCTGGCGTATGGAGCGGGCAGGTATCAAGATTCGGCTTCTTGAAGTTTGCGGTGTTCCATCGTCCTGTACCGACTGCGGGGCAAGTTGGATCAGATGGGCTCGCTACTCCGATCCTCTCAAAGAGCGGTGGGAGTACAAGCCCCTTCTGACTGCGCCAGCACATTGATGCAGGGGGCCGCGTTGCGCGGTGCAGAAGTCTTCCGCATCGGGGTGTGATCTGCGCTTGTCATCGCAAGGACGCCCATTCAGTACCGGCTCAAGGCCTCAACGTGCTGACGGCACGCCCGGTATGGAGTCGCCTTTCCAGATCACACCCCGATGCGCTCTCATTGAGAGGATCGGGCAGTTAACGTCAGGGCTGACGTGCGCGGCTCATGCATTCCGTTTCAGGCGCTGCGTGAGCAGCTACGCGGTTTGCAGCGGAGGTCCGCGCTACAGCATGAGTTGCTGGTCTCGGCAGAACTGCAGCTCGGCGTCGTATCCAGCGCGATTCAAAACTTGCTGGCCGTTCGCGTCGTAAATAGCTCGGTGGTGTCCGGAGCTGGTTTTGCGCGGTGTACGCACCACCGTGTAACCGTGACGCTCAAAGCAACCGTTCGGGCTGTTTGGTTGAGGCATCGTCTTGCCCTCCAGGGCGATTGATTTCCCGTCTGGCCCTGTCGCCAAGGCCAGCCAGTGAAATCCGTTCTCAAATCAGGCCCCGGTCGCTCACCCGGTATCACGCTTCCCTCCTCGTTTAGGGCATGCATGTCGCTTGAATGACAGCGCTATTGCCGTCACACCTGATCGCAGCTCGCCCTGTTGGGTCTGCTGGCCTTCTATGCCTGAAGGCTCGGCGGTCTGCGTTGTTAAAGAGCGTTTCGATCCGGAGGCCCTGTTGAGGGGCTGTTTCGTTTCGATGGGTGAAATATGAACTACAGGTTCACATTGAGTCAAGTACCAGAAGTACATATTTTTCCCGCGGTTCATAATTCCCGATTCGTGATGAAGGGATTTACCGTGAACGACCGGTTCGTTATGCTTTGCCTGAAGCTGTACAGATATACAGTATTAATAGGGAGGGAATGACGTGGCAAACAGGCAGGCTGAACCGGCAGTACGGCAGGAAATGAGTGGTATCGAGCGGCTTAGCCTGAGGGTTTCATCAATGATCAATCACCCGATCGCGCAGCAGCAGCGATGGGTGACTATTCACCGCTTGGACACGGATGGGGATCTGGAATGGGAGGAGGTGCTGGGTGTTTTGTCGGAAACGCCCGCGCTGGATATGACGATCAATGACGATGATTCGGTGACGCTTGAGTGGGAAGCGCTGGACGATGACGATCCGTATGTAGAAGTACAAGACGAGATTATTACAGCCAACATTTGATCGGAGTCTTGCAGTATAAGAACCCGTGGGATGGACGGGTTCTTAGAATTACGCATTGATATCCGCTGGAAAAGGCGTGCTTTACACGCATTGCTGGGTCATTTGCGAGAGTTGACTCCAAAAATTGGAAGCAGGCTAGGTCTAGGGCTGGAACTGGCCTTACTTTTGGCCGCTTTAAGAGCTTTCTGACCGTCGTCATGGGCCATGCGCTCTGTCCAGAGCGTGTACAGATTGTGAATCCCTTCGAAAACATGATGCTCGTCGTCGTCTCGAGCTTCTGCCCAGTACGCCTGCGTAGCTTCGATGTAATACAGTACCCTACGATGGTCTATTTTGTAGCAAAGCTCCTCATCTGTGACGCCAGAAAAAATATAGCTAGCAAGACCTTCAAGACTGTTTACCACATTAGTTACGGCATTCTGAAAATCGACTTGGTCATCGTGGTGGTACCACTCCAGCCAGGCATCGTCGAATCGAGAAGACGCCTTTGAGTAACCGACCAGCTTATGCGTAACCTGGGGCATGCGGTCGGCAGACTCGTGGTCGTACACTGCGTCATAAAATTTTTCGATCTGATCAATTTTTTGCTCGAGGATCGTGAGAGTAGTAATTATGGTCTCACGTTTGAATCGGGTCTCAGACTCGGTCTTAAATGCTCTCAGTTGTAGGAGTGCGATTGCGATCCCCACTAGCATCAATGGGCTGGATACATAATAAATAAACTCAGCAATTTCTTTGTATTTTAGTACTGCGTCCATTGCAATTCTCTTTTTTACGTGGCTTGTAATAGGTGCGCGAGGAACACGTCAAAGTCTCTTGCCGCTCCATACGAAGAGAACCTTAGCGTGGATAGTCAGGTCGTCTGTCCGAGCTGTTTGGTTTTCATAGCGTTCATTGTCGGAAATCAGTCTGAAATGATTATCATCCAGGCGCTGAATGCGTTTGATATATAGCTCCTGATGCCATGTGACTACGTAGATACCTTCGCCGATGAACTCGTTGATACCGCGATCCACGATCACCAGGTCCTTGTCGTTGATCGTGCCCTCCATACTCTGACCCCAGCCGGTGATCATTGCCAGAGCTGTAGGGGAGGTGTAGGTGACGCCTTTCTCTCGAAGAATTTCCTCGCGCACAACAAGGTTGCGAACGGCCTCGTTGTAGTCAGCCGGCACCTGGCCATGCCCCATTGCGCCGCGTACGTCGTACTGAGGAATGACGATCTCCTCTTTTCGGGGGCGCAAATTTGAATAGGCGGAGGGCAAGTAGGTCGCATCCAGCTGAGCGGGGCTATCGGCTTCTTCTGCGGCTGCGAGTAATCTGGTGCGCGCAGCCGCAGACAGTGCCTTACCCTGCCGAGAAAGCATATCGCGAACAAGGTCGGACGCCGTGTGCAGGGTCTCAGCTCTCGGCTGCGCCGTATCAGCTAGTCGAGACGAGGCAGGGCCTTCGCCTGCGCCGTGCTGCAGCCATTCGACTTTGACCTGGAGGGCATCGGCAATGGACTGCATTTTCGCTGGCCCAGGCATTGACTCACCGTTTAGCCACTTACTCGACGCCTTCGGTGTGACTTTGGCGATTTCAGCGAGGCGCGCACCAGCCCCCCATTGATCGATGCCATGGGCGGCCAAGGATTTCTTTAGGCGCGACACGAATCCCGCGCGGATATCTTCTATCTGAACCATAGGTTCAATATCGCATGCCCTTGCATGTACTTTCAGTTCCGACATAATATGTACTGCAAGTTCATATTTGACCCGGAGGCCACATGAGCCCGCTTAAGAAATCGATTGATGACGCCGGCGGCGTTCCGGTGGTTGCCCTGGCCTGCGGGAAGACGCCGCGGGCTGTTTACAAATGGCTGACTGCCGAATGCCTGCCGCGCACGGAATACACAGGCGAAACGCGCTACGCAGAGCGCATTTCTGCTTTGGCCGCAGCGAATGGAAAGCCTTTCGAAGCGTCATGGCTTTTGGCCGAAGCCCATCCGAAAAAATCAGCTGCTTAAACCCACTTCAACCGCAACAGGAGCAACAAATGTACGACGAACCTCGCCACCTGAAGGACCGCGAGATCAAGTCTCGGTACGACGACGAGACCTACGAAGCGCTCAAGGCCGTAGCGCGCCTGCACAAGCTGCAACTGGCTGTGTTTGTGCGGATGTGCGTGGAAGAAAAACTGGAAAGCATCGTTGAGCAAGATCTTAGCGTTACCCAGCAATCGGCTTGAAGTCCGGAAGGAGGCCCGCAGTGCCTGAAACCACGATATGCCACGGCATCGAGAGGCGGCTCTACGAAAAGCTTGAACGGTTGGCAAAGGCAGCAGGAATGACGCCAGGTCAGTACGCCGCAAAGCTTGGAAGCGAACGCATCTTCGAAAAGACCAGGCCAAAGGGTGCCGGGAAGATCCGGCATCTGCCAGTAGCAAGACGAGAGCCCGCAAGGGACTCGGGAGTCCCTGAAAAGGGAGGGGGAAGGACTGATGAAGCCCTTGAATAGCTTGACCACCAAATTGCAGGCACAAAAAAGCCCGGCGGCAACCGGGCTTCTTCAGCACTGCAGGAGTAAATCATCTCTGAGGCCGATTATGCATACCTTGAACAATTATGTACAGGCCCTGAACCGGCCCGCGCCACAAAATGCGAACCACGATTTCGTGGCGCGCACAGATTCGATGAGCAGCTTCGATCTTCTGGACCTGGTCAATGCTGCTCGGCAGGAATTTGGTGAAAGCGAAGTTCGCCGCGCTGATTTCACCGCGCGCTGCCGCGACGAGCTGGAAGGCGAATACTACGAAACTTTCGTAGTAAGGAATCCGCGCGGCCCGGCATCTGAAGGCCTGTTGCTGAGCCGTGACCAGTGCATGCTGGTATCGATGCGTGAATCTAAGGCGGTGCGCCGCTCAGTCGTCGCCAAGCTCAACGCGCTGACAGGTCCGAAAGAGCTCAGCACTCTGGAAATCCTCCAGATGGCCCTCGAATCCGAGAAGGCCCGCGTGCTGCTGACGTTCCAAGTGGGAGCCCAGGCCGCGAAGATCGAGCAACTTGAAAACCTGTTCAAGGAAGGTATGAGCGCGCCTCAGTTCTGCAAAGGCCTGAACGGCGTGAACGTCATGCAGATTGGCAACTACCTGGAAGGGCGGAGCTGGCTCTACAACGAGAGCAAGACCGGCCTGCGCTGGCGTGTGGCTTCGTACGCCCGCGACAAGTACATGACCGAGCACCAGCACGAAGTCACGCCGCACGGCAAAGACCCTTTTATCTCCTATACGCCAGTCCTGCTGCGCAAAGGCTCTGTTCGCCTGTACGAGCTCTATCTGGCAGGCGAGCTGCCCATGAAAAAGAACTGGAACGGCCTTCACACCCATGACAAAGCACTTAAGGGGGTCGCGTGATGGCTGCTCTTCCGTACATGCAGTTTTACGTCGCCGACTACCTGGCCGACACCTCGCACCTGACCACTGAAGAGCACGGTGCTTACATGCTGCTGCTGTTCAGCTATTGGCAAACAGGCAAGCCGTTGCGCATCGACCGTCTTGCGACTGTCGCACGCATTCCCAACGAACGTTGGCCTTCCGTTGCCGAGACGTTGAGCGAGTTCTTCCACGTGACCGATACACACTGGATTCAGTTCCGTGTTGAGTCTGATCTGGACGCGGTCAACAGCAAGGTTCAGACCGCATCGAACGCGGGGAAGGCTTCAGCGCGTGCAAAAGCCCTGCAAAAACAACAGAACGTCAACGACCGTTCAACGACCGTTGACGATCCGTTGCAACGAAACGCCAACCATATAGATACATATACAGATAAGAACACTAAAAGCACTACGCCTGCGGCGGACGATCTGTTCCCCCAGTTCTGGAAGCTCTACCCGAACAAGAAGGGCAAGGCAGCCGCCGAGAAGGCTTGGAAAAAGCTCAAGGTCACTGACGAACTGTTCGCCCTGATCACCAAGGGTCTGGGCAAACAGTGCGTGTCACCTGCATGGACGAAGGACGACGGGCAGTTCATCCCCCACCCGGCTACCTGGCTCAATGGCAAGCGCTGGGAAGATGAGGTCACCGTGTCGACGAACGTCCACCCGTTCCCACCTCGTCGCCAGGCGAACGGTCCAGACTTTGACGACACGTCCTGGTCTCACGACCTTGGAGCGCTCTGATGAAACCCGTCAACGACCTTATGGCGAACATGGGCAACCTGCACGCCGTGGAGACTGCCCCGCGCAAGATCGACGCAGGGACCGGCGAAGTGGTGAACGCGCTGTTCCGCGAATTGCGGGCCATCTTCCCCGCGTGGAAACAGGCTTGGCCGGATGACGACACGCTCAAAGCCGCCAAGCGCAGCTGGATCAAAGCGTTCATGGCTCAGGGCATCAACCAGATCGAGCAGATCCGTTTCGGCATCGAGGCCTGCCGCGCGCTGCAGAGGCCTTTCGCGCCGAGTGCTGGTGAGTTCATTGCCATGTGCCAGCCAACGCCTGAAATGCTCGGCATACCGTCCCACGACGCCGCCTACGCCGAAGCAGTAACCAACGCTCACCCGAGCATGGTCGGCGGCCGCAAGTGGTCTCACCAGGCCGTGTACCACGCTGCGTCGCAGTCTGGCTTTCACGCGCTGAGCCGGTTGCCGGCCGACGCCAGCCGAAAGCTGTTCGACCGCAACTACGAAATCACCATCCGACTGATCCTGGAAGGCAAGCCGCTGCGCAACATCCCGCTCGCGCTGCCCAGCCGGGTAGACGGGCGAATGACGCCTGAAATCGGAAACAGGGCGCTGGCCGAGCTTCGCCGGGGTCGTCAATCACACATGGGCAAGGGAGCTGCGCAATGAGCAACGTCAAAATGCGGGCCGCATGGGCTGCCGTGAAGAAAAACGCCAAGCGCGAGCTGGGCATTCTGCTTGTAATGGTCATCCTGGGGCTGGTCGCCGCAGTGATAGCTGTGCCGGTCATCTTGGGTATTTCGTTCTTGCCAGATTGGGCTCTGTGGTCGCTGGTTGCCGCTTGGGTCGTCTGGATGGTTTTCGGCGAGACCATCGCTGCTGGCGTCCGCGCTTATCGCGGGGTGAAGCCATGACCATCGACAAAGCGAAGCTCAAGGCCGAGGCGCAGCGCCTGATTGAGATCACCTCATCAGATCCGAGAATGGGCGCGCTGTGCAGATATGAATACTTGAAGGTGGCAACACCGGAAACGCTGCTGGCCCTGCTTGCGGAGATCGAACGGCTAGAGCGCGTGAACGGCAGGCAATCCGAGACCATCCGACAGTACCAAGATCACTTCGAAGGCGGTGACAGCATCCTGTCGCTGACCAACGAGCGCGACCAGCTCAAGGCCGAGAACGAGGCGCTGCGCAGATACGGAGAAGAGTTCGCAGTGCTGGCTGAGCGCCGCCGTGAAGAGATCGAGGCGCTGCGCAAGGATGCCGAGCGCATGGAAAAGGCAGCCGAATTCGTGCAACAGCTGCGGAATGCCGCCGGCAGTCAGCCAAGTATGGCAACAGGGTATCTAGACGACATCTTGTCAGCCATGAGTAAGGAGAGCAGCCATGACTGATCAAGAGATCATCGAGCGGCTGAAATCCGAAAACGCCGTCCTGCGCGCTGAAGCCGCCAAGTGGAGAAACGAAAGCGTCATTGACAGTGAAACCATCTACTGCCTGTCCTGCAAGCACGCCCAGCGAGCTGGAGAGGTTCGTGAGCTGGCTGGGGTAGTGGACGACTTGAGCGCCATGACCAAGAAACTCGTCCACCGCCTCGGCAAGGCCGCGCCGAACGACGACTTGGCAGCACAGGCGATGGACTACTTGAAGCGCAAGCACCTTCAGGGCAGCCCTATGCGAGCTCTAGTTGAGGAGCGCCTGTCATGACTGACAAGATCAGCGTCAACAGCCAAGCCAAGCTCACCCAGGCCATCACCAGCCTCACAGCGATGTTCCGCGACAAGAAGTATGTCGTCGTGTCCCTTCGCCCCGGCAAGGACCGCACGCTTGACCAGAACGCGCTTTGGTTCGCGCTGTACCAGCGCATCGCAGAAATGACGCCGATCGGCGACGTCGAGGATGCGCGCCGGTACTGCAAGCTGCATCACGGCGTGGCGATCCTCAACGCAGAAGACGTGGACTTCAATGCGAGCTGGTTCCGCACCATGAAGCACCTGTCCTACGAGGAAAAGCTCGACCTGATGGGCGCGTGCAAGCTGTTCGGTCCGGACGGGTTCCCGGTGACGCGGCTGTTCAATCGCGCCCAGGGCATCGCGTACACCGACCGCATCGTGGCTGAATTCTCGGCTACCGGTGTGGTGTTCAGCGATTTGCTCGGGGAGGCCGCAGCATGAAGGCCCTCATCAGGACCGCCAGCCGCTTCACCGCCTTCATGGCTCAGGCCTACCAACATCCCGAGCTATGCCTCGAGTTCCAATGGGGGCAGATGTGATGGCGAAGCAGACAAAACTCACCAAAGCGGCGCGCGGCCGGGATTGTATGGTGCGCCTGCCGGGCTGCCCAAACGACACTGAAACGACCGTCCTCGCGCATTACCGGCTGGCAGGCACCTGCGGCATGGGTATCAAACCGAACAACCTGCAAGGTGCATGGTGCTGCGCCTGGTGCCACGACCGCATCGACGGCCGCGCGCGGTACGACATGCCGCGTGACGAAATGCGCCTGTACCACGCAGAGGGTGTCATTCGTACAAACGACAACCTGATTAGCGAAGGAGTGGTCGCAGCATGACGGACCTGCTATTGCCATGGCCGCCGGCCGAATGCAGCCCTAACGCGCGCGGCCATTGGAGCAAGAAGAGCAGGGCGGCGAAGCGGTACCGCTCCGAGTGCTACGTGTTGACCAAGAGCGCACGCCTGCCCCGCCCGGACGGCCAGGTCATCCTGTCGCTGGAGTTTCTGCCTCCCGATCGCCGTCGCCGGGACGACGACAACCTCGTCGCCGCATTCAAGTCGGGTCGTGACGGCGTTGCTGACGCTCTGGGCATCGATGACAACCTTTTCGCCACTCAAATACGGGTAAGCGACGAAACGATCAAGGGCGGCGCTGTGCGGGTACGAATCAAGCCTGTAGTGGGGGAGGCTGCGTGACTACTGTCGAGCCCATAAGAGTATCAACCAGCGGAGAGGCCCTTATTGGGCCTGCGGAGCAGATATGAGCGAGCAGATGTCACTCGACTTTACTGCAGTAGTGGTGCGCATTCCACGGGCACCGATCCGCAGCACAGTCTGTGCTGGTGCCACTCCGGTGAAACTAGACGGGGTAACGCTGCCGGCGGCTGAATGGGCTGCGCGCCGGGGGTTGAAATGGCAGACGGTGAAGATGCGGCGCTTGAGGGGAGACAACTGGACCGAGGCGCTGGCCCCAGAACTGAGACGCAGCACCTTCATGTCGGGCTGGAGGATGCACGCTTAACGCCAGACGTGGAGAACCCGGTCGCCGTCGCCCTCGTTCTGAGCCCGTCGCGCAAGCTCGGACAGCAGGTTCTCCAAAGCCGCGATGCGGTCAGCGGTGAGTGTGCCGCCGAGAACGGCATTCTGATTACTGCCTGACAGGCTGATCACCAGCAGGAGATCCGTATCACGTTTCTCCATGGCCTCACCGGCCAAGCCCAGCGTCTCGGTAACGGCCATGTAAGCAGAGTCACGCATAGAGCCGATGATTGGTTTCGCAGTCATGTGGTTTTCCCCCGATTGGATGAAGGCGTAGTCCATGTGACTCGTTGAGGCACCGCAAGGGTTGTGAGCGGCGTTGAGTCACATAGGCTGATGGCATGACGCAATCACGCCTAATGGCGAATCAATGAAACCAAATTCTCGCATCAAAGCGCCGGAGGTCGAACATGGAGTTCGTTGCACGCATGTTCGATAAGCTTGACGTAATAGTTGCCGGGTTTATCGGGACCATCGTCGCAAGCTGGTGGCACCGGGAAGACCTGGCCGACTGGCGCGCCTGGGTCATCTTCATCGTCACCGGCGTGGCCTGCGCACTGTATCTCACGGGAATGGTGAGTTCTTACCTGTCAATTGTGGACCCTGGAAGCGTTGCCGGTGTCGGATTCCTGTTAGGAACATTTGGCGGCTCTCTGATGACCGCCATCAACCGCGCAATCAAGGCAGCGGACCTTTGGGCTCTCATCCGCTCGAAGTTCGGAGGGGGTAGCCAGTGAATACTCAGTTCTTCAGCACTGTTTTCATCGCAATCATCATGGTGTGGGCGATCTGGGCTGCGCTCAGCAGTAGGGTCCGGGACGGGATATTTGGCAAGCTGATCTACTCCGTCATCGCCTTGGCCGGGTACGCCATCATCCAGCGTTCCGAGACATTCTTCGTCACACCCACAGTCGCCGGTGTCACCTTCCACGGCGGCCTCGCACTCGCAGGCGTTCGTCATTTCTTCATCGTCACCTGGTGGGCTCAGGTCAAGGCATGGTTGTGCAAGAAACTTAGCTGTGAGCATTGCTTGCACCGGGATGACCGGGCTGTGAAGGTAGAGCGGAGGAAGTCGTAGAGTGACCGTCAAGACCGCCCCTGACTGGGAGCTGATCGAAACCCTTTACCGCGCGGGCCTGCTGTCTGTGCGTGAGATTGCTGCGTCGCAGGGCGTATCCCATACCGCGATCCAGAAGAAGGCCAAGGAAAAGGGCTGGGAGCGTGACCTCAAGGCGAAGATCAAAGCCAAGGCAGACGCGATGGTTGCCAAAGCTGAGGTTGCCAAGCAAGTTGCCACGGAGCGACTGGCAACCGAACAAGGGATCGTCGACGGCAACGCTCAGGTCGTCGCAGATATACGCATGGCGCATCGCCGGGACATCAGCCGCTCTCGCCGCTTGGCAATCAAACTGCTTGAAGAGCTGGAAGGAGCTACGGATGAGCGCGTGACCATCCAGGAGATCATTGCTCAACTGAAGGATGGGGATGACGCCGACACGGCCATGCTCGACTTGGCATCCAAGATGATGAGTCTGCCTAACCGCACCAAGATCATGAAAGAGATTGCTGAGGCTATGCGCGTGCTGATCGCACTTGAGCGCCAGGCATACGGCATCGATGACGCGACGGCTGAAGAATCCTACGAGGAACGCTTGGCAAGGCTGATGGACGCCAGATGATCATCCACCAGCTTCGGTATAACCGTGCCGCTCTTACTTTATCCCCTTGAACAGCTGGTCCTTCATGTATTCAGCGCCTGCGACCTGTTGCATCTCAGCCCAGCCAGCAAACTCGCTGTTGGCTTTAACGTGAGCCTCCCACGCATCGTCCGGAATAGCCTTGAAGTCTTCGTCCGTCTCCACCTTGAAGCCGGCAAGTTCGCAGAACGATACGAAGTCTTTGCTCTTGGTGCGTGCAGCCATGAACTTCGGGTTGAAAAGATCAAGCAGCCTGACGCTGTGCGTGCCGTCAAGTTTCTTGGCGTTGTCCGCCAGCTTCTTCAGTCCGCTCAGGTCTGATTTGAATGTCATCTACTACTCCTCACTGGCTACCAGTATGAGATGCGGCAAGGCCATGCCGTCGGGAATAGCAGAATAGTTCAGGTCTGGCATATAGCCAGTAATGAAAAATAAGCTCCGCGCCACGAAACTCTAGCCGATGAAACGTGGCGCTAGAAAAGCTGATTCAATTGCAGATAGCGCTTGCAATCCGTACCTAAAAGGTACATTATGTATCTCAAGGGCGGCACACACGGTGCATCCCGAACCCGGAAGGAGGCTGAATGCAGAGAGAGAAGGAAGAACTGGAGCTTGAGAAACTTCAAGCTGAGGTTCATAAGTTGGCAGCCGAGACGCGAAAGCTAATCGCAGAAGCCAACAAGCTGAAACGGGAGACGGTGTTCTACCCGTTCGTAGCGGCAGGAGGGATTGTTACAGTGATCGTTACCGCCGCCGCCTTCATCCACAAGATGTGACACCGGCCCCGAGCAATCGGGGCCACCGCCAAGCGGGACTTGAGCTTTACATCGATTCGGGCGAAAGTATCAGAACAGGGTCATGCGCTAGGCACGACCCGCTACCCAAATGAGGAAGACCATGAGCCACGATCAAGTCATTAAGCAGATGCGGCAGGATCTAGAGCAGTTGGGCACCGAGGTCCGCAACGGAACTCAGCACCAGACCCGCAACATGCTTGTTTCCGCCGGTTCCGGTGCAGTTTTTGCGCTGGCCGTATTCTGGGTCGCCACTCGACTCATCTTCTGAATGATGCTCAGCCCTGGAGTTCTTCAGGGCTTTCGGACACGCCAATGAAACGTATCAAGCACTACGACCCGCCATCGTCGGGCGACTTGGCCCGCCTGAAAGATGACCTTGGCTTCACCAGTCCGCAGATGGCCGACCTGACAGGGTTGGCGCAAGGTGCGCAGTGGCGAAAATACACGGGCGGGGTTCAGCCGCGAGAAATGGGCATGCACATGCACTTCTACATGGCGGCGCTGCTTACTCTTGAAGAATCCGAGCTTGCTCGGGTAGTCGAACGTATGCGCGAACAGGGTGCCGAAGTTGATTTGGGGCCTTTACCTGCTGGACCTCAATAACACTTGCTGCGTCCCTACAGCCCGGCCTAATCCGCCGGGCTTTTTCATGTCTGTTGCACGCTAATTCCAGTCACATAGGCTCGCCCCCATCGGTTAAACCACTAGATAGGGGCAGGGCATGAGTGATTCAGCGATTGAGCAAGAAATCCAACTAAAGGGTCTCACGGCAGCGCGCATTGCCCCGGCTGACATTGAGTCAAATATCGGCGCCGTGTACTTCTTCACAGCAGGGGATGGCGTACACGGCGTAAGTGCTTCCGAGGGTGAAGAGCGCAGCGCCTATCACAGCAGCCTCGATGTGCTCACCTTCTGCACCATCGTGCTCAAGAACGGCTTTACCGTTACAGGCGAATCCGCTTGCGCGAGCCCTGAAAATTTCAACGCAGAGCTGGGTCAGAAGATTGCTCGGGAAAACGCGATCAACAAGATCTGGCCGCTGATGGGCTATGAGCTGAAAGAGCGCCTCCATCAGGCTCAACAGCTTTCCGTGGTGCCCAAGTAATCCATGTCCGCCGACGCCATGCTCTCCCAGCTCATTACCGACGATGAGCTGTATTGCGCGAAGAACCTCAAAATCCGCACGAAGGAAGGCGAGATCCTGTCCTTCATCTGGAACGATGCGCAGCGGGAGTTGCACAGGCGTTTGCAAGAGCAGCTGTCCTTGGCTGGCTGGATACGCGCAATCGTTCTCAAGGGTCGCCAGCAGGGCATCAGCACCTACGTGGCGGCCCGTTTCTACAAGCGCACCAGCATGAACTTCGGCAAGCGCACCATGATCCTCACGCACCTGGATTCGGCCACGCAGAACCTGTTTGGCATGGCGAAGACCTTCTTCGAGCTGAGCGATGACACACTGCGACCGACCACTAAGGCGAACTCTGGCACAGAGCTGTCGTTCGCCAAACTCCGTAGCGGCTACAAGGTAGCCACGGCAGGAAGCCCGGGCGCGGGCCGGTCCGACACCATTCAGTACCTGCACGCCTCGGAAATGGCGTTCTGGGCCAATGCTCAGAAGATCATGGCCGGCCTGGGGCAGACCGTGCCTCTGATTGAAGACAGCGAAGCAATCATCGAATCCACCGCCAACGGGATGGGGAACCTGTTCCATCAGTTCTGGCAGCTGGCCGTGTCAGGCAAATCCGACTACATGGCCGTCTTCATCCCGTGGTTCGTGGAAAGCGGATACCGCCGCGCCGTTCCGAAAGACTTCGAGATGAGTGAGGAAGACTACGAGTACATGGAGGCCTACGGTCTCGATGAGGAACAGATGGCTTGGCGCGCTGGCAAGATCAATACCGACTTCGCCGGCGACGTGGACTGGTTTAACCAGGAATACCCGGCCACGCCTGACCTGGCGTTCCAGAAAGTCGGACACAAGCCGTTGATCAAGACCGTGAAGGTCTCGCTGGCGCGCAAGAAAGAGATCAAGCACCAGCGCCGTATTGGCGCCCACGTTGTTGGCCTTGACCCTGCACGCGGCGGCGACACCTCTACTTTCATTCATCGCCAAGGCCGTGTGGCTTGGGGTATCGAGCACAACAACGTGCCGGACACCATGGCTGTGGCCGGACAGGCTGCTCGAATGCTGATGGATGACAAGACCATTCGCATGATGTTCATCGACATAGGCGGCCTTGGCGCTGGAATCTACGACCGCCTCGTTGAGCTGGGCTACGGCGAGCGCGTCACCGCAGTGAACTTCGGCTCCGCGGCATCCGACACCCGCAAGTACGCCAACAAGCGCTGCGAGATGTGGGGCGAGATGGCCGAGTGGGTCCACGACGACATCACGCCCTGCATCCCTGACAGTGACCAGTTGCACAGCGACCTAACGTCGGTGGCCAAGGACAAATACACCAGCAATGGACAGCTCAAGCTCATGCCGAAGGAAGACGCCAAGAAGCTCATTGGCCGCTCCCCGGACGACGGAGACGCTCTGGCGCTCACATTCGCAGAGCCAGTCTCTGCCGACGACGAATTCAAAGAAGACTGGAGGGCACAACTGATGCGCCGAAACGCCCGTAAATCTGCGATGAGCGCATGACATGGCTGATCTGACCGAATCTCAGAAAGCCCAGCAGAACTGGCAGCGGTATGTCTACGGCTCGAACCGGGGGCATAAAACCTACATCGATCAGGCCCGCTTGTGCGAGGACTTCTACCTAGGCGGTGGCTGCCAGTGGAGTGACGCCGATCGAGCGGTCCTGGCCGAGGCCGGCCGACCTGCGCTGGAATTCAACCAGATCAAGAACAAGATCAATGCGGCGGTGGGCTACCAGATCGGTAACCGCATGGACATCGGGTTTCGGCCGCGCTCTGGGCCGGCAGATGCCGAGACCGCAAGCACGCTATCCAAACTCGCCATGCAGATCGCTGACAACAACCAGCTGCACTTTAAGGAGACTCAGGTCTTTAGCGATGGAGTGATCCAGCAACGCGGATATTTCGAATGCCGGATGAGCTACAGCGACACCATTTTGGGGGAAGTGAAGATCGATGTGCTTGATCCGATGGACGTCATCCCGGATCCGGACGCCAACAGTTACGACCCGGACGAATGGGCTGACGTCATCGTCACCAAGATGCTGACTCGGATCGAGATCGAGGAATTCTACGGTACGAAGGCCGAGAAGAAGCTGGACGAGCTGGACACCGACAAAGGCCTGTTCAGCGTTGACGCCATAGAGCAGGACCGAAACCGGTTTGGCGATGACGATTCACTGTACGAGGAATACATCGACGAGTCCCGCGAGGAAAACAAAACCCAGCGCATCCGGGTAATTGATCGCCAGTTTTGGCAAATGGACAAGGCTGACGTGATTATCACCCCCACCGGCGACATTCGCCTGGTCGAGGACATGAAACCCGAAGTCGTGGAATCGATGGTCGCAAATGGCGCGATAAAGATGGAGCGGCGCATCAAGCGTGTGCGCTGGCTAATCACCACCAAAGACAAGGTGCTGCACGATGACTGGTCACCGTTCCGGCATTTCACCGTCGTGCCTTTTTTCCCGACATTTCGCCGCGGCAATACCCGTGGTCTGGTAGACGACGCCATCGGGCCGCAGCAGCTGCTCAACAAGTCCATGAGCCAGTTCCTGCACATCATAAACACGACAGCTAACAGCGGCTGGATCACCGTTGCTGGCACGCTCACCAACATGCGGGACGATGAACTGTCCAATCGCGGCGCTGAAACGGGCCTGCACCTAGTCATCAAGAAGGACACTGCGGCGCTTGATCGACCGCAGAAGATTCAACCCAACCAAGTGCCGACCGGGTTTGACCGGATCATTGACCGAGCCTCTGCGTTACTGGAGAACGCCACGGGTGTGAATCAGGCCATGTCTGGCCATCAAGGGAACGAGGTGTCGGGTATTGCCATCCAGACGCGTCAGTTCGCCGCTCAGCAACAACTGGCCGTGCCCCTGGATAACCTCGCCCGCACCCGCGCCATGCTGGCCACGCGCATGCTGGAAATGATTCAGGTGTTCTACGACCAGCCGCGCATCATCCGCATTACCGGAACTGACGAGATGGGCGGTGAGACTACTGAAGAGCTGCCGCTGAACTGGCCGCAGCCCGACGCGCGCATCCTTAACGATCTCACCATTGGTGAGTACGACGTCATCATCACCGAGGCACCAGCGCAGATCACGTTCGAGAACAGCCAGTTCCTGCAAGCAATAGAGCTGAACGACAAGGGCGCGAATATTCCCTGGCCGATCGTATTGCGCTACTCGAACCTGGCGAACAAGCAGGAAATCATCGAGGCCATGCAGAATCAGCCGGCCCCTCCTGTGGACCCGACGCTACAGGCAAAAGCCGATCAGCTTGCCGCGCAGACCGAAAAGACGCGCGCCGAAACCGTCGCCAAGTCGGTGGAATCCCAGTTCTCCGCTATCCAGACCGCAGCAACAATCGCGACCACGCCTGCAACATCGAGTCTGGCCGACGCCCTGCTCATGTCCGCTGGCTACGTCGACAAGGACGCAGCACCGATCGTGCCTGAGTACTCGGGCACGGTTCTAAGCGCGCCCAACCTGCCTACCAACACCAATCCACTCACGCCCGCGAATCCGGCCGTTGGCCTGAACGCAGGTATCGAAACGCCACGCATTGAAGGAGCACCAGAATGAAAGCAGATGCAATGACCGACAAGAAATGGCAGGCCGAAGATGACCTGCGCACTGTAGCCCGGGCGGAAGAGATCAAGAAGGACGCCAAACGCATGGCTGCTGTGAAAGAGCTGGCGAAAGAAAAAATGTCCGAAATGGCGAAGATCGCCAAGTAATCAAAAAGACTGAGGGGGCGAAAAATGGCACGTGCACAAGCACAAGACGAAATGATCGATGTTGACCTGAATGAAAACGTCGACAGCGGCGCAAGCGGCGACCAGGCCGATGAGAGCGGCGACAATTTCGTCCCGCCTGAAGACGCCTTGGTTGTCACTACTGGCAAACCTGAATCCGGCAAGGCTGCAGAGGATGACCAGTTCGACCCTGAGGTTTTGGCGGCGCTGGCAGGTGAAGAAAAGCCGAGAACGGTACCTCATTCGCGCTTCAATGAAGTGAACGAGGAGGCCAAGGCCCATCGCAAGCGCGTGCTGGAACTTGAAGAAGAACTGGCGCGGGCCAAGGGCGGGTCCCCGCAGAAGGAAGAGAAGAAAACGGACGCAGAGCCGGCCTTTGATTTCGATGCTGCCGAAGACCTGTACGCCACGGCACTGCTAGACGGCGACCAGACCAAGGCCAAGCAAATTCGCGCCGAGATCCGCAGGGAAGAGCGTGCCGAGGCGACTCGCCAGGCGGAGACTGCTGCTGACCGGCGATATGCGGCTAACAAGGAGCGTGACGAGCTAGCGCGTGCAACCGCTGAGCGCGATCTTGCCGTAGCCAAAGCCTACGAGCAGTTCCCATTTTTGGATGCATCCGGTAGCCAGGCAAATGCCGAGGCCATCGAGGAGGTTCTCGCCTTGGCAAACCTCTACACCACAAAGGGCAAGAGCGTGGGTGAGTCAATCACTGCAGCGGTCGCCAAAGTGGGGCCACGCTACGCCGAGCCGAAGCCGGTAGTCGCTGCTGCGGCGGAGCCGAAGCCGGATTTGCTTAAGGGGCTTGAGCGCGAAGCACGCATTCCGACCAAGACAGAAGGCGTCGGCGCCCGGGCGCTGAAGCTTGACGTCTCGAAGATGACTGCGAAGGAAATGGCCGCACTTTCCCCAGAGGACGAGGCCCGGCTGGCAGGTGACGTTTTGTGAGTTGACGGAGCAGTCCAGTCACATAACGTCGCAGCTGTAGGCATTGAGCGCACGGACGCGCACCTCTCCTAATGGATGAAGCACACCCGCATCGATCAAATGCTCGCTCACCGAGTCACGGTGTACTCGCCGCCAGGGCGTAAAGCTGATCCGCGACGAGCGTCCCAGGAGCGCAAAAATCCTGTCCTCGCTTGGGTGGCGACATACCCAGAACCACAGAAAGCCACCTTTGAAAGGAACGCCCTCATGGCAGTTACCAACTTTGCGGCTCTTCAGCCGCAGCAGAAGATCTACTGGTCCAAAAAGACCTGGACCGCCGCACGCGAAGACATGTTCGTCAACAAGTTTCTGGGTGACGGGCCGTCCGCGATCATCCAGCACGTTACCGAGCTGACCCAGACCGAGAAGGGCACTCAAGCCCTGATGTCGATGGTTGCTGACCTTGTCGGCGACGGCGTCGTCGGTGACAACTGGCGTGAAGGCAACGAAGAAGAGATGCAGGCTTCGTGGCAAGAAATCAAGATCGATTTGATTTCTAACCAGGTGCGCACCAAAGGCAAGCTGGCCGAGCAGCGTTCGGTTATCAGCTTCCGTAACGTTGCAAAGGATCGTCTTGCTTACTGGCTGGCCAACCGTGTTGACGAGCTGGCCATCCTCACGCTTTCCGGGATCTCGTACAGCTTCAACACTGACGGGAGCGCCCGAGTCGGGTCTGCCTTCCCAAGTCTGGATTTTGCTGCTGACGTGAGCGCCCCCTCCGCCAAGCGGTATTTGACTTGGGACGGCAGTAATTTGATCCCAGGCGACAACAGCTCGATCACGTCGGCCGGCGTGCCGAAATACAAAATGATCGTTGACCTGATTGCTTACGCCAAGACGCACCGCATCCGCCCGGTGACCAATGCTGGCAAGAAGTACTACGTGCTTCTGGTTCAGCCCGGCACCCTCGCAGCCCTCAAAATGGACCCGCTGTGGCAAAACGGTCTGACCAACGCCGGTGTACGCGGCGACCAAAACCCATGGTTCACCGGTGCAACCGTCACCGTAGACGGCGCAATCATCCACGAATCCAACATGGTCTACAGCACCCTCGGAGCAGCGCCTGGCTCGAAGTGGGGCGCTGGCGGCAACGTCAATGGCACCCGCACGCTACTGCTCGGCGCTCAGGCTCTGGGCTTCGCCGATATCGAGCAGTCTGGCAGCCCGTGGGTCGAGAAGGAGTTCGACTACGAAACCAAGATGGGTATCTCCATCGACCGCTTCGTCGGCTTCGTTAAGCCCAAGTTCTACAGCATCTACGACAAGTCGGTTGAAGACTTTGCCGTGGTTGCGGTGGACCACTACCTGCCGAACAGCGGCCAGTAAAAGCGCGCGCCGGGTTTCGGCTCGGCAGCCCTCAAGAGGAATCGATCATGAGCAACCATTTCCACTACGAGCGCCAATGGCCGCTGGTTGGCTACAACGACTTGGTGCCGGCTGACTTTGCTGACGGCGCTTTCAACGCGCTGGCATTGCAGAAGGGCACAACCGTTCTACGCCTGCAGCTGGTCGTATCTGAAGCATTTGCTGCAGGCACCGTCGCTGTAGGCGATCTGGAAGACCCGGACCGTTACGGCACTGGGCTGGCGCTGACCGCAGGCCTGCAGGAGCTGGAGATCAACGGCTTCGTTACTCCGGCTGCCACTCAGTTGGTCATTACTCCAACTGGCGTGAACGCTGCGGCCACCGCAGGCAAGGTACGGGTCATTGCCCAGACCATGGCTGAACGTAAGGCAGACGAAATCCAGGAATAACCAACGCGCGCCCCGGTCCGCCGGGGCGTTTAGTAAGAGGGGCAAGAAATGACTGACAAATTCCGCATGAATCCGCCAGAAGGCTTGAATATCCTGTCGTTGGTACACCTGTCCGGCCACAGCCTCGCGGTCCATCGCGTTCATCCTGAAGATGGCGAAGAAGGTACTCCTGTACCGATCAAGTTCCGCAAAGAAGCCTTCACTGCGGGCTGCAGCGTCGTTGGTGTGCAGACCGATGAGGATGAGGAGGAGGGCGACGACAAGTCGACCCTGATCCTCAAGGCGCTGGAAGCCGTCATCGAGCGTAACGATCCGGACGAGATCGAGGCGACGGGACGTCCAACCCTGTCTGCCGTGAAAAAGCAGGCAGGTTTCGGCGTGACGAAAACTCAGCTGACCACGGCCTTTGACGCTTTCGAAAAGTCGCTGGCGTAAGTCATGGCCTACGATACCGTCAAGAGCCTCATTGAAGCCTTTCGCGAAGACGAAAAAGACGCCATCGAACCGTATTTCTGGTCTGACCGGCAGCTTGTTCGTTGGACAAATGAGGCCTTGACGCTGTTCGCAGAGGAAAGCCACAGCTTCGTCGACGACAGTTCCGACGTGACACTGATTCCTTACGCAATTGGCGAGCACCGGTTCGCACTCGATCCCTGCATTCTGGATGTGGTTGATGCCTGGGTTGAAGGCCACCCGCAGTACCGACTCACGTGTCACCCGATCCAGTTCAGCAACGGGTTCCGCGGCGGCTACTGGCTGGCCTACAACGGTTGCTCATCGCATTTTTACTTTGACGGGGCAGGGATGCTTTGCATGCATCCAAAACCATCCGCCGCTGGCGAGCTGCGCCTGCGCGTCATCAGACGCCCGGTCCGCGACCTGGACAAATGCGACAATATCCCTGACATCCTCCCCTCTGACCGCCGGCACTTGCTGTCCTATATCGCCTACAAGGCATATCGCGTCAATGAGGGTGAGACCTACAGCATTGAAAGCTCAGATCGCCATTTGCAACGCTTCGAAGTGGCATGTCAGCGCGCTCGGGAACAATCGATCTTGCGACGCGGCGCTTGCTCGGCACCCATTCGGAGTAACTGGTAATGGCCGAGTCCAGCCCGGTACTCCGAGGTCCGTGGCCACTGGGGATCAATAACAAGTCCAACGAAAAGGCCGTTCCCAAGGGGGCGCTGCGGGATGCGGTCAATTACGACCCATCTGCTGACGGCGTGCTGCGCCTGCGCACCGGTTACGATCAGGCGATGCCTGGCACCGCGTTACGTGGCGCGTTGAGTGTGGGCAATCACATTCTGCTTGCCGACGGCGAAAGTCTTGTGGACTTTAATACCGAAACCGGTTCGTTTGCCACGATCAAATCAATCGCAGGCTCAGGCCGATTTGCTGGTGCAGTTCTGAATGACGAGCTGTATTTCTGTACCGAGAATGAATGCCTCAGGTTCAAGGCCGGGATACTGCGCCCTTGGGGTGTTCCTACAGTAACGATGCAGCCAGTGCCGGCCATCGGCCAGGGCTCGTTGCTGGGAGGTACGTATCAGTGCGCGGCAACCTTTGTCGATGCGCATGGTGACGAGGGCGGGACAACAACTGCTCTAAGCATCACCGTCCCGGATAACAGCTCGCTGTCGTTCCCGGCGCTAGTGCCTCCGGCCGGTGGTCGAGTGCGCCTCTACGTGGGCGCGGTCAACGGCAGCACGCTCTATCTCCAAAATGAGGGCATAGGCCCCTACGTCTGCTCAAGCATCGTTGATGCTTCGGCCCGGCTGGACACCCAGTTTCTGCACGCGCCAGTACCGGGCGACCGAATATGCGCGCACAACGGCGTATTGCTTACTGCTGACGACACCGTTTTGCACATGACCATGCCTTTACGCCCGCACCTACGCAGCGCAATCAAAGGCTGGTTCAACTTCCCTTCACCGGTTGACATGGTGATCTCCGGCGATGGTGGCGTATTTGTGTCGTCCGACAAAACCTATTTTTTGACGGAAATCGAATCTGCTACCCCCGCAAGTCGCAAGGTTTTCGACTTCGGTGCCATGCGCGGCTCGGAGACAAAAGGCCTCCGTAACGAGGTGATGTGGATGACCCGATACGGCCTTGCCAAGAGCGATGGCACTGGTAACGCCTTATTGGTTAGCGAAGCGCATTTTGTACCGGAACTGTCCAGGTCCGCGACCTCTGCACTGCTCGAAGCCAACGGCACGCAGATGGTCGTTACCACTCTGAAGGCCGCCAAAGGCCAAAACCCGCTCGCCGCGAGCGATACCTACGACATGGAGATTATCTACCCATGAGCAGCGTTGACTTGAAAGAACAGGCGTTGCCTTTGGGCTTTGTCTACACCCTGGAGATTGTTGACCACTTCGGCGCGGTCATCGACAGCCGGACCTGCAAGAACATCATTCCACAGGTGGGTATCAACCATGTTGTTGGCCTGATCCGGGGCTCGGTCGCGCCAATTTCAAGTTGGTACATGGGGATTTACGAGGGCAACGCTGTGCCTACGTCAGGGACCACTTCCGCGAACCTTCAGACAGACTTTCAGGAGTGCGTTGCCTATAACGAAGCGACGCGCCCTGAGTGGAACGACCAGTATGACGGCGTTCAGATCATCAGCAATCTGGCCACCCGGGCGGAGTTCACCATGAATGCGACCAAAAGGATCTATGGGGGGTTCATCTGCGCAAACAGCGCCAAGGGCTCGAACACCGGGGTCCTGCTGTCGATCGCTCGGTTCTCGTCCCCGCTCGACATGCCCGTGGGCACTGTAGGGCGCCTGGCGACGTCAATCACCATCGTTCCAGCGTCTTGAGGGTTGATAGATGTCCATGTCTCCGGCGCTCACTCTCGACTCACTCACGTACTACCTCACATCTTCATCTGTACCGGCGCGGCCGACGGCTTGGGTGGTGAGCCTTCACACCGCCGCGCCGGGCAATTCGGGAGTAGCAAATGAGGTCACCGATGCCAGTTACGCGCGCCAGCCAGTCGGTTTTGCATTGGATGTTTCCGACGCGTCGGCGCCGGTCGCATCGAACGCATCGGCTGTTTACTTCGCAGCCGCGAGCAGCGGTTACACAGCCGCTTACGCCGTCGTATGGGACGCCAGCAGAAACGTGCCCCTGGTCATCCAGCGTCTGGTTACAGACAAAGTCATTGCAACGGGCGAGCAAGCCCAATTCTCGCCTGGCGAGCTAAAAATCGGGGGTAAAAACTGATGAAACGTAGCACAGGATTTCGCAACGCCATGCTGGCGTCCGGTGCGGTACCCGCGCTGAACGGCAAAGTCATCAAGATATTTGCAGGCAGTACCATACCCGATAGTGCTGATGACGCGCTCCCCGCGGGAACCACGCTACTGTGCACTATCAGCGTGGACGATAACGGCACTGGACTAAGCTTCGGCACAGCCGCCGGCGGCCAAGTCACAAAGTCATCTTCGGAGGTCTGGTCCGGCAGCGTTATGGCCAGCGGCACTGCGGCATTCTTCCGGATGGAAGATGCAGCCGACGCAGGGGCAGCCTCCGCCACCGCAATCCGCATTCAAGGAACAATCGGCCTTGACGGTGCCGACATGAACTTTGGTACTACCGCGCTGATCGCCGGCAACCTTCGTCAGATCAACGTCTTCGTTATTTCCGTAAGCGCGGGCTGAGGTCTGACATGGCGCATCGTCTGACCAAGGAGGCAATCACGACGTATGTGTCAGCCATACAGGAGGTGGTCGCCGCGCCTGCGTACACCACCGTCACATATGAGCGTCGTGCTGTAACCAGCTATTCAGGCGGCCAAGCCTCTACAACCCCGGTCCCGCAGTACGGTTTCTATACGGACAGGTACGGGCGCAAGGTCCAAGGCATTATTGGCTTCACCTTCCCAAAACCTGGTATCCCCTCGACCAGATACGTCGATGTGCCTATCTACACCTACCATCCTGCAGTCGTAGGGGTGGTCGGCCGTGACGCGACGACCCTTACGGATGGGCAGCTCGGATGGAACGCCGGGGCGCAGAGCGTAGGAATTATCGACGGCGACTTTGTGGTTGAGTGCGTTGTTGATTCTGCCGTGCAGGGTGTTTTAGTTGGCATCCAGCCGGCCGGCGGTCAGGTTGCAAGCTTCAATGCGCTTGAGCACGCGGTGCTCATTTCCCCGTCCCAGAGTCCTTCCGCAGTTGAGCGTGGATCGATCAAAGCGACTGGCGGGCCTGTATCCGGGGCCATCAAAGTGAGGATCGAGCGGATCAATGGCAAAGTTCGCTGCCTAGCGGGTGAGTCGCTTAGCTACTCTAGCTCGACACGGTCGTCGGGGCCGATGGTAATGTCCGCTGTGATCTGTTCGGGCGGCGACTCGGTAGATGATGCCCGCCTGCTTTCTGTGCATACGCTTTCATCGACCGGCGACTGGGGCTGGGGAACCGGAAGCGCCGACGCCAGGCTTCAAGCCTCCTCCACCTGGAGCTTGGGCGGCTATGCCTCCATCAACGATGGTCACGCTCGCCTGATCATCGATCTTTCAGTATTTGCGAGCGAAGGTGATTACTCCGCCGCAGAAATGCGGTTGGATGAGCCAGCTCTCAAGGCGAGCGGATTTAACGATGTCGACTTGTCTGTCGCAGTGATGGCGCTCCCAATGACACTCAGTGCGCTTGGGGTATCAATCGACATCGGCAGCGCTTCGTCTGTCACCACGATGACCATGAGGTCAGGAGATTATGATTACGGCGACGCCTCGCTGGTGATCGACCACATGTCCGTGTATTCGCTTTCCAACGACGAGCCGCAAGGGTACGAGTCCGCCTCGGAAGCACTATTCGTCGGCGACTATTACGTTGTCGACCCGGTCGCATACGCCACGCTGGTGGATAGCTTGCAGCTGGGTTCGGCTTACGACCTAATCTTGCGCATGGACCTGGACCTCGCAGATCACCTGGTGCTCATGGATGAGGCCAGCATCGGCCTCATCATCAGCGCACTGCTGGAGAACAAGATCGGGCTGGCCGACGCCTCGGTTCGCACCTCACGCGATACCTTCGAATACATCAATAGCGTCACCGGGCTTTCCGGGCTGTATGACTTCACCGGCAGCACTTACTCAACCAACATCCTCACCGGCGCCGTCAGCCGCTATGCAGGCTTTGATTTCGACGGCTTCTGCCGAGTTGGCATGGATACCTACGGCTACCGAAAAGACGGGCTCTACCGAATAGGCGGAGACACGGACGGCGGCAGCTACATCGGAGCCCGGGCGGACTTCGGCGCCGAGGACTTCGGCACGGCCCAGGGCAAGCGCGTCGGCAACATATTCATGGGCCTGGCAACAGATGGTCAGGTCTACGTCCGAACGGTGGAGGACGGTGATCAGGAGATGGTCTACCGAGCCTACGAGCGAAAAGGCGAGTACCGGGCTGACATGCAGCGTGGGCGGGCCTCCCGCTTCTGGCGCCTGCGCCTGGAAGTAGTTGAGAGCAATTACGCCGAGCTGGACAACATTGAGTGGGTGCTCACGCAGACCGGCCGCAGATCGAACTAAGGAGATCAGTTCATGGCTTCAGATTACGGAAACACTACGAGTCAGCTCTTCTCCAATGCCAGTCGAGCAATCTCCCTAGCAAGTGGCAGTGCGGGTCGCATCACGGCATCGAGCAAGCCAAGTCTTTCAACGGTGGGTCTGTCATATACCGCGAACAGCCAGTCGCTTAGCTTTCAAGGTAACACTCCCACCTTCAGTTACAGCCCAGGGACGCTTTCGGCGGGAGAGGCGCCAAAGTTCTCAGATCTATTCGAAGGCGCTGATAATTCAAATGCGCTGATTGCTGAACTCAATTCGACGGTCGACCAGTGGTTCGCGAAGTTTTTTCCTTCGATCAACGGTTCGTTTCAAAACCTCACGGAGGACTGGTGCGCTGCTGTAATCGGGGGCACGCAGCCATTTGGCATGGCCGGCACCGTGTTTGAAATGGTGTGGCACAAAGCGCGGGATAGGGCCTATCGCACTGCTAGCAGCGAGCAAAGGCAACTGGAAGCGGCGTTCTCTTTGAGAGGGTTCAGTCTGCCCGCCGGGGCCTTGGCGGACGCCTTAAGCCAGTCAGAGCAGAACGCTACCAGCGCCATTCTGGATGTAAGCCGTGACCAAGCTATCAAGGATGCCGAGATCAAAGCGGACCTCCTCAAGCATGCAACTTCGATTGCCTCTCAGCTGAAACTCGGCGTCCTGAGTGCAAGCGCTGATTATTTCCGCGCCATCTACTCAGTCCATGGCACGGCAATCGAGAAAGCCAAGATTCAAGCACAGCTTTACAACGCCTATTACGGCGCCTTGTCCAGCTATGCAAATGTCGAGGTGTCCATCGAGGAGTTGCGTCTGCGCGCGGCTCAGGCGCAGGCAAATGTCGCGCTTTCCGGGCAGGAACTTAAGCTGCGAGCAGCTCAGGCTGGCGCCGGGGTCTCACTGAGCTCGGAGCAGCTCAAGCTGCAGGCGGCTGAGTCACGCGCCAACGTCGCCATTGCCAGCGACCGTAACAAGGTCGGTTTGTATGGCGGTGACGGTCAGGCGGCGGCCCATGCACAAGCTGCTCGCGGTTTTTCAGACGCCGCAGCGGCTGCCTACAACGCGGCCGGCTCTCTCACTGCGCAGATCGAGTCGGTCTGATGGGGCTTATCGTCGCCAGCAGAGTGATGACGCGGGTGGGGGCCATATACATCCGAACGGCGCGCGACCTTGCGACCTCTGCTTATCGATCCAGGATCGGAGTCAAGCACCAGGTCATTAATGGATTTCTGCTGCGCGCGACTGGGCGCTGGCAAGAATCGGAAGGCCCTGTTCCGATGCTGGAAAAAGGGTCCTATATCGCCGCAGTTATCGACATGCCGGGATTCATACTATACGCAGGAGCCCTGCGTCTTCCCCAGGCGAATGTGAGCATCGTGGGCGTTGCCGTGCCGGTCGGAAATCGTGACGATTTCGTGTCGCCGGGGACGAGCGTGGAGTATCAGGTGCTCGATAAAACCGGGTATTACATTCTGGCAGCGCCATCGCGAATTCGTGGATCAAATCGCCCAGTGTCATACGGGCGCTTCCCGGCGATTCAGCAGAGGGAGTGGTTCTTTGGATACTCCCGACTGGATGTGCCTCTGCTCAAAAACCCTCCGGACCGAACGGAAGCCTGGCTTGATGACGACCAGTACTTTGATTATTCGTGTGAAGTGGCACTGACTGGCTCGATTAACTCATTTTTAACAGCGGGGCGGGCAGCGAGCATTTCCGGTGCCGGTATTGAGTCAGGGGAACTCAGGCTCAACTACTTCCTGCGGAATCAGTACGCGATCGATGAGGTGGATCTACCCGCGGAGTGGAAATTGTATCCCCGCAGGCTTGTGCCCGTAGATCAGAGCGCAACGGAGTTCGCAAGTCGGCGAGCCCCAAGCATGATGATGAGTGGGTTTGCCATGATCCCTGCGTTCTCATCAAGCGCCCTGGTCGGAGTGGACCGTTATTGCCACGCTGCACGCACATTTCGCCAGCATCAAGTACCTTGGGGGGAGGCAGGCTCGCTAGGGTATGACCGGTATGGCGAACAAGGCCTGCTGTTTGCTACAGGCGAGCAGGACAGGTCAGAGTACAAGCCAGCAATTGGGACCAATCTTTTTGCCGAAACCACCGACATGATCGTTGTGGTCCCAACGGACATAGAGCAGACCTACCTGCATCCAACGCCTGAGAAATTGCCAAGTGACAGCAGCGGACGTCCTGAGCTTCCAAACTTTGGGACATTTTTCACGCCAACACCTGTACAGGCCGGCGATGGATTTGTCGTTTTCAGCGCATACACCACCTATCGGGATCTGGATGACAGTGAATCCGATTCCCGGCTAAGCGGCGACGCCTGGTCGATATTGACCACGCTCCCCGGGGGCAGAACTGTCTCGCTGAGGGCGGATTGGAACGCACCCGACGGCGAGATCGAAACGGGTGTCGCGGGTGAGTTCATGCAGCCGTGGATCGTGGGTGCGGCAACGGTGCCGACTCCGGGTTCATCGACAGCTTACTGCCTTGTCTGGGAGCAAACCTATGAGCGCGGCGGTGTTAGGCGTATTAGGGGCGAGTGGGCTCTCTACTCTTCGACCGGGAATGAGCCTTCACGTCGTGTGATCTCCGGCGGCGCGCCACTTTTTGCAGTCTGGATGCAGGACGGTCCCACGAAGTTCGACAACACAAACTGGGACGAAGCCAACCCGTTTTCTTCTGTCTATCACGCAGGCGAAAACAAGCTGATAACCGCATGCATTGATTACCCTCCGTCCACCTCGGCGAGGTCAATCAGGTGCGCGGTGTTCGACGTGAACAACGGCTCGGTACGCATCGGTGGCGAGATCGCGGTGTCGAGCAACTATCTTGATAAATGTTTCGTGACGGTCGTTCAGCCGTTCTTGCCAGCGACTGGTGATGCCCCTGGAGCCCCAGCCGTACTGCTTGCAACTATTTCTGAGCACAGCTCGGGAAACAACGGCTCCGGAGGGAAGACCTATCTATCTCTGGACGGCGGCGAAAACTGGCGCGAGTACGTGACCGACGCTGGGGCGCAGGGCGGCGCTTTTTACGTGGGCAACAAGATGTGGCGGTTCGATCTGAGTGTGGGCCTTGATGGGAGGAGCAGAGTATGAAAGTTAATGTTGCGCGCGGCTGGGCAGCCGACGGAGCGGTGTATCAGCTCGATACCGTCACGAACATAACGAAAAATCTTGCTTGGTCGGCACCTGCGGAAATTGACCGAATCGCAGCCTTTTACCTTGGAGATTCCAAAGTCCGCTGTGTTTTATCCACGATCAGCGTGGTTTTAACTGACGCGCTCCAGGGGGAAACGCTGCCGACAGCGCCGGTTGCGAAAGTTACGCCACTGCCGTCTATTCAAATGCCCAGCTACGGCATGTACTTCACACCGGATGGCAGATTCGCATTTGGTCTCTCCAACGGCCAAACCTCGTGGGTTGCTGTCGATTTCTCTATGCCGACACCCGTTGCGCTTCTGCAAGATCGGGGAGCCTTTCCGGAAAATGGTCAGCCCTCTTTTATGTGCTTTCGGAATAGCTCAAGTAGGCTTGTGTACATCGATACAGATGCCAAGGCTATGTATTTGTCTACGCCAATAGCCAACGGGCAGGCCTTGAACGTCGCGCTTACCGTACCTCTTCCGGACGTGCCGGAAGCGAAGAACTACGAGGAATGCGTAGCGCTCGGCACTGTAGCGCTCGGGGCATTGGCTGTAGCGGCAGAAGCGGCTGGGCTAGGAGCCGCCACTGTTATGGATTCCTGGCTAGTGGAAGTCGACGGTGGAGAGATTTTCGCTTATCCCCAGCAAGGCCTATGCACCGCGCCGGCGGATGACGGTGAACAGCGTGTCGGCTATTTCAGGGGGCAGACTGTCAAGGAACTCGTAGTGAGGCAGGACTTTTCTTACAAACAGTCTTATTCATCCGAATTGCCAGGTGACTTGAACGACGGGACCGGGTTAACGAGCATCTTTTTCGAGTTCGAAGCTGTCTATGAACCTGAGCGGTTCTGGCGCAACTTCGTGAGGTGCTTTGAGGAAGCGTAAACCGCTTGAAGCCAGAAAGCAGTCACATAGCCTCGGCGCATGAATCATACGCGGAGTAGTGAACATGGCAGCTGGTGACTTGAACGGCGACCTCAATGACGTGTACCTCACGCCGGAGGAGCGTACGGCGCGAATGGCAGGCCGGTCACAGACCACCCAGTCCACCGGTCCCGTGGGGCGTGCCACCCAGCAGCTGGCCGCTCAGCCGGCATCACTGAATCAAGTAGGCATGCAGGCATCGGGTCAGGTCGCTCCGGCGAGGAGCCTTTCATCCCTCGGGCCGCAATCGATTGGTGCCGCTCCAGTAGCGCCTAGCCTACCTCCGGCGCCAAATGGTTTAGCACCTGGCGGCAGTGCGCCGCAACCCTCGCTTGCGGACATTGCCGCTACGCAGCCAAAAGCGACCGGCCAGCCACAGGCTCTCACCCTTGAACAGTTTCGCCCGATCAGCGCGGGGACTGGCAATGCCGCGACACCAGTCGTCGCGCGGCTAGGGCAGAGTGGGACAGCGGCGCTCTCAAACCTTCCTTTGGACCTGCGTAACGGTCAGGCAGCAGCTCCCCTCGTCCAAAGCCCCCCGCCGGCTTCACTGAATGATCTACCGGTAAGCGGGCGAATGACTGCCGGTTCGCTTGCAAGCCTCGGCTCGCTCAACAATCTTGGCGACGGCATGGGGACTTTCAGCCAGGCTTCGCGAGGTGATTC